AGTGCCGCAGTGACGTTAGGGTCAATTCCTCCCCAACCACTACTACCCCAAGTACTAGCCCCCCAAGCGTCGGCCACAACATGCCTTTAAGTCGTAGACAACCGAATCAGTGCCAAACTTGCGCTGTTAGTTGGCATGGTAAGTGTGAAGTTACCCGCCGTAATTGTCTGTGAGCCAAACGTGTACACACCAACAGCCTTGTTACTCTGCGACGAGTTATACAGTAGCATTGTGTCGAAAGCCGTGCTCAGCGTGACGCTGCTATAAGTTACCGAAGCCGAAGCCGTCCAATACGCAGTACCCGCAGTTGCCGATGTATTAGTTGCAGTTGGCGCAGTAGCATTGGTGATTGTCACACCACCCGCCGTATACCCCGTACCAGTAACTTCACCCGTCGTCGTATAGACAGTGGTGCCCGCGTTGATTGTTGCCGAAGCAAGGTACAAAGCGCCCTTGAACGTGTCTGCTGAAGTCACCGCCCGTACAGGAGCCGTGCCAAAATTGTGCGTTGCGGTCATCAATTCACCAAGGAACGATGTGCAAAGGCTTTGAGTGTTTGCCATGATTTATCCTAGTAACGCGCCTTCAAGCGCCGTGAACGGAGAGGTTTTGAGGGTGACATGAGCAGAACGGTGGACCAACTCATCGTCAAGCCAGTACTCCGTCCACGTGGTGAACTCGATATCATTATCCACTGATCCCTCTCTTTTTTCTAGGAGGGAGTCGTCCATCTCGCCATGAATGGTGTTAACTAACATTATGCGATCCTGATGATTGCTGATGTGTTGGTGACTGCCGGAAACTGAACAGTGAAAGTGGTGGTTGACGTTTTGTCTGAGCCAAAATCCAACACACAGATAGCTGGGTTTGTAGTGCCGTTTGCCAAATAAATCAACGCCCCCCGCGCAGTAACCGCAGTAGTCCAGACGGCGTTATTAAATGACCAGTACGCAGTCGTGCCTGTATTACCAGTAGTAGGTACTTGGCTGATAACAAGTGTCTGACCGCCAGCGGTATATCCCGAAGCAACAACTTCTCCGGTAGCAGTATACGCGGTTGTGTCTGCATTTAACGTAGCGGCGTTGGTGTACAACGCGATCTTGAAGACCTGCGTCGTACCCGTGTTGAAGTTGAACGTCCCACTAGGAAGCCCGGTCTTAAATATGTTGGTTGACCAGTTGCCGGTAAAAGCCATCAGGTAACCTTAATTTTAGCCTGACCGTCACGATACGCATCACCACGCTCCAACCCATCACCCAGACGTTTGGCAAGCGCCAACGCTTCTTTGTACTTGCCGTCGTACAAAGCCATCATATCCTGCTCACCCTTCATGAAAGTGTAAGCTTCAACAAGAGTGCCGTACAGCAAGACCGTATCAAAGTTATCGCCCAACCAAGTTGTGCCTGCTGTGACAATCGACTCGGGGTAATAAAAGTAGTGCAACTCCATTGTGTACACAGCGTCTGGAGTTGGGCCAAGGATGAACGCTAGCTCTGCCCTGTTATCAGATTGTGGGCCAAACAAAGCGTAATACTTTGGTAGCGCCGTATCCGTTGGGTTGGGGTAGGCTTGGCGAATGAAGTTAACGTCTTTGTTCAGCAGGTATGTATAGTTTGCCGTCACTGTGTTGTAGTTCTCAATGACAGCCAACGAGTACGTAGACAGGAAATCACTTGGGCAAGCAAGGTACTTGTTTGCTGGGCTTGTCACCCCCGTCACATTTCGGCGCAATGACGGGAACTGAATCGTGTTGTAGATGCGCTGTTCCGCCTGATTTATGAACGTGTTCATATCAGTCGTCTGGAACGTGTTCTCCGTATAGTCGGAGACCGCAACTACAAGCTGGGCATAGTTCACGCCATCGGTCCCCGGGACATCAGACCTTTGGTAGCAGCACCAGTGCCGCGCATCTTGATGCCAGTGGTCTTAACTTCAGCGTACGGTTTGCTGCGCGCAGCGTTAACACTAACTGCCATGTCGCTTAGCTCAACGCGCTTTGGGTTTGGGCCGTAGCCGTTGTTGCTCACATCCGTGCCAGCTTTGCCAGTCATGTCGTGAGGTTCTGCGTAAACGGCAGCGGGTCCGACTTCTTTGCCGCCTTGTTTCATGCTGAACTTAGCCATTATTTGCTACCTTGATTCATGGCACGGGACATGTTTTTCCCGTACTTCATGCGGTCGTCCGTGGTTGGGCCACCGGCTTTCATGCCTTTGACACCTTTGTGCATGCGCTTCTCATGCCCTTTAACTTCTTTCTTGGCTTCGACATCTGCGATAGCCTTTACCGTCTTCCTGTCCATGATGACTCCTATGTCGTCACAACCGTAACTGTACCCAATTGCACCTGCAAAACCAAGTTGTTAGGCGTAAGCGTCGTATCAAATGCCCTAGCCCCACCCACCGGATTCCAACCCCACTGAATAATTCTGCTACCACCACCCGCGTACCCATCAGCCAAATTACCGGACACCTGATACGTTGTGTCTTTGCGCGGATCTCGCACCCCTTGCGGGTCGTCCACCGGATACATGCCAAGCTGCAACTGCGGCTGGTCTGGGTCCCAACAACTGGGGCAAACCAAAAGGTTGTAGATCTTGGTCTTGATTACTTCCTTCTTGAGTATGCTCAGCTTGTACCCAAACCCGCACCTGTCGCATACGGCAATCGAGTTCTTGCCGGATGAAAACCTATTGCCCATTTACGGACCATACCCAATAAACATCTGGCGTGGGACCAATCGCAAAGACGCTTTCTCATGGTCTTCCTGCGCCGCCAACTCCCAAGTCTCGTCGTACTGCATCTTCAATACATCAAGACGCTGCATTCCATCCGGCACTTTTAGCGCAACATAATACGCCAGCCCTGCTGCCATGCACGGGATAAAACGAAACGGCACATCCATGACGTTAACACCACCACCCGCATCTTGGGTGCGCCGCATACGCCAGTAAACAAACTGATACGTAGTCGTGTTGTCGGGAGTAGGCCAAACTGTGACAGCAGGAGTTTGCTGCCAATAAACGGTGGCCCCGGCGTTGTGTTGCGTTGCAACAGTGTTCTGCTGTGCGCGGAAGCAACTGTACAGCGTGTTGTCAACGATGTATCCGTAGTTAATGATCTCTGAGTCAATCTTTACAAACCCAGCAGCGGGCAGGTTTGCCGCAGAACTGACTGTAATTGTGGTTGCTGTGGGAGAAATTGTTGTGCTCAGCGTAGCTGAGACTGGCGTTGTCTGTCCGTTATACCGCTGCACCCAGACTTGAATTGGCCTGCCTTGCGTTAATTTGTTTGGCAGTGTGGCGTATGTTGATACGCTAATACGTGTGATCGTCAGGTCAGACTGGTTAGATGTGCTGTTTGCATTCGTACGGATTACGTGCTCCAGCAAATCCACCGTGTCGTCGGGCAAAGGGTACGTGTTCTGCCCTTGCACCAGATTGATGGTGCCCTGCTCAATCGTCCATAGATTTATACCCCGGTTCGCCCAGTCCGCAAACATCAGGTTAAGCGAGCGCCGCGCTGTGCGCAGATCGTAACCCGTGCGCATCTCCGAGCCAGCACGCTCAAAAGCCTCCTCGACCAGTTCAGTCAGGTCAAGGTTAAACGTGGTTTGGCCGGAGGTGTTTGCCATGATCAGGAGTTACGCAGCACGCGGTTAGGCATAAGGGCGGGCAGTCCAGCTTGTTGCAAAGGCTGCTGAGAGATCTGCGTGGGCTGCTGCCCCATCTGGCGGTACTGTTGTGGCTGCTGTGTCTGTGGTCCGTATATGTTTCTAAGCTGATCGTTCATCATGTCGCCAAGCCCAATTTCCCCACCCGGCGGCTGTTGCGGCTGTGGACCAAATGGATTCTGAAACTGCGGCATGAAACCAGAAGATCCGCCCGGACGCACAGATTGGAAAGCAGGAACTTGCTGCGCCATGTTGGGGCCACCCGGCATTTGGCCGTATGTTTGCCCGCGCTGACTCAGATTCAATGGAGCAGATGCCTGCTGCCCAAACTGCGTACGGGGCTGGAACGTCATGCCCGGTGGCATGAATGGGATGGGCGTGAATTGTGATTGGGCTGGGGGCGTATTTGTAATCGGGTTGTACGCGCCGGGGGTGCCGGGGGTGCCGGGGGTGCCGGGGGTGACGGTAGTAAGAATTGGATTAGCGCCGCCAACAGGCATGCCGCCCGAACCAATAGTAGAAGGTGGTGTTGTGCCACCGACGTTTATTGTTCCCGGGTTGGGTCTAGCTCCGGGCGAACCGTAGTCTACCCATTGGGGACCTACTTGATCGTTTGCGCTTGAGTAATCCCAATAGCCGGTGCTTGGATCATTGATCATTATCTGAATCTCGCCGTTTTTTTCGCAATCGTTTTGGGTTGCGCTACGAACTGTTTACCTGCCGCTTTACCAGCACGTTTCGCTTTGGTTGTCGCCGCATATTCTGCGGAGCTAAGACTATCAATCGCCGCACTGGGCAAATATCGTTCGCCAGTTTTACTGGACGGTTTGCCACTCTTGGTGCGCCACTTCTGGTCGCCCCAGTCTTTAAGAGATTGCTGCGGAGGCTTCAATCTCTGTACCCCCCGCCCGCCGCTTTGTATCTCTTAGCGACAAGCTGTGCTTTACGGGCGGACCATTGACCTGCCCCAGTACCTTGCGTTGCTGCCGCCTTTACCTGAGACACAATACGCTTACGAAGACTGGGCTTCGTGTAGTTACCTGCTGCATTAACTTTGCCGCCATCCTTGTACTGCGTAAAGTCAGTATCGTCGCGGCGAGCCTTGACCTTTGGCTTTGGCATCTTCTTGGGGTTGATGTCCCCCATACCGCGACTGACTCTCATATCAGCACTTGCCGCCGCCAGCCATCTTGACCATCATGCCTTTGGTTTTTCCGCGTTGGCAGCAACCGTCAGCACGCGAAGAAGCAGAACCACCGCCTGCCATCTTCTTTGGCTTTTTGATTGGTTTGGTTGGGCCTTCGTAGTCAATAGGGGGGTTGCCCATATCGGCGGTATAAATCTCCGCTTCGCCCGGTTTCTTTGCGTAGTCAGACATGATTAACAAGCCCCGCCTTTTTTAAGTAGTTTACCCTTGGTCATGCCTTTCTTGGCAACACCATCAGCGCGCGAAGAAGCCGATCCGCCAGCAGCCATTTTTTTGGTTGCGCCGCCCTTCTTCATGCCCATCATCTCAGCTTTTTCATGTTTCATCATGGCGGCGGGAGCACCCTTCTTCTTCATGAAGGCCACTTCTTTACCAACCATCTTCTTTGACTCAGCCATGTCACCACCTTTTGAAAATTTACGACCCTTATCAGCCGCTGCAAAGTCCTTGCCCACGGACTGAGGGACGCCAACTTTCTTGGCAAAAGAAGGCGAATGGGCAATCGCCTCCATGAAATTGTGTTGTTTTTTGCTACTGCTTGGCATCGCTGTCAACATCCAACGGGGGCTTTTTAAACCAACCACGAACCGTATCGGTTTCCCAGATTCGGATCGACAACCAGATGATAGTAACTAAAGAAGCAAAAGACGGAAGCATGTCGGTTAGCGCTCCGACCACAGTAAATATTGACAGCCCGTCCATGAAGGACTTGGCGGCATCTATGTCGTGGTGTTCCATCACACAAACCGCCCCTTGGTTTTGCCCCGCTGTGCGCAGCCGTCAGCGCGTTTGGAAGCAGAACTGGTTGAGCCGCCTTTAGCCATCTTCTTGACCGCGCCGCCTTTTTTGTACTGACCCGCCGTGTCGTTTGGTCTACCACCAATAAGCCCTTGCATGTCAACACCGGCTTTTTCAAGTCTCGCAGTTGGTTGCCGCGCTGCAAAGCTTCGGTTTGAAAAAGCAAGATCTCCCGCGTCATTCAAAAACATGTTTTCTTTAGCCGCATTCACATCCTTTAGCCGGTTTGTGGGCAAAGTTATGTCTTCAAAATTACCACCACCAAAACCTTCGCCCGGAATGCCGCCGCCATAGCCTACTCCAGCCCCACCACCGCCAGTGCCGTCATCTGGCGAAGCATCAACGGGACCGCCTTGCAGGTAACGCTTGGTTTTTTTCATCTCAACACTTCCACGCCCGAAGGCTTTTGTTAATCCGGGAGTCGGGGTCGTTGGCTGTTTTCGCTGAGGTAAGTTTCGATTTCATGCCGCTCATTCGCGCACAAAAGCTCTTCCTTCTCCCGGCGTCTTCTTTCGTTTTTGGTTTCGGGGCGGGAGGCTTTAAGTTCATCCCTTGTGATTTCGCGGATGCGCGTCCCTTCGCGTTCAGACCCCCCTTGGGGTCCTTTCCTTCTGCTCTTTGCCAAGCTGGGGACTTAGCCATAAAACACCGTTATGCCGGTAACTGAACCTGTACTTAAAGTTAAGTACAATCCCACAGCCGCTAAGATTCCTTCGCCGGGTATAAGGATATAAGTAGAGTTTGGTGTACCAAGACTCGCAATATCCATGGTAAACAAAACCGCACCCGAAGCGCTGCCATCACGAATTTCAAATGTAGCGGCAGTGGATACGGCGGGCGTAACAACAAAACCTTTTAGGCGTGTACGCCCTGCGTAATACGAACCAGCGGTACTACGATGGGCGCTTTTTACATCAGTTTGCTGCATCGCAGCCCCCTACTTAGTT